TGATATCATCGTCAACAGTGTTGGAGCTCTTAAGTTCTTTGAGTTGTTTTACAGCCTTAGAGAATGCATCTGCTGAAAATTCCTTTCCATTACAATCCAGCATCTCAGAGATCTTCTTCATTGCTTTATTCATCAGATCATCAAAGGACACCGTCCTTGCAGATCTTTTGGCCTCCCACCCGCCATCTTTCTTCCAAGCCACAATGGTGGTTTCAGAGATCCCCACGCGCTTAGCGATCTCTTTCTGATCAACCTTCTGCATGTACAGCAGATAGGAATATTCGTACTTCTCAGGCTGTCTGGACTTGATCTTGCCGCCCATCGTTTTTGCGCAAAAATGCATTATTGAAACCTGATTTAAAAGGAAGTTTTGAAGTGTTGTACAGATGTTTAGAACGCTTGGACACTTTGTTGGAACGGAAAAATAGCAAACGTATGTTTGCCCCCGATTCATTTACAACCGATGGCGAAAACATTTGTATTCAACGACGAGACAGTAAAGAACAACCACGGCTTCATCCTTCTTAATGCGGGCGGAAAGCTTGACCGGTTTATTCAAAATCCGGTTATGCTGTACAATCATGACTCCAATATCTTAGCCGGTAAATGGGAGAATCTCCGCACTGACGGCACCAAACTGGTCGCCGATCCCATCTTTGATGATGGTGATGAAGTTGCAAAAGGAATTCAGGGCAAAGTTGATCGCGGATTTCTGAATGGCGCATCTATGGGCATTCAGATTCAATCTGCCGAGCTTCGTTCCATTCCAGGAATGGACCTTGTACCCGTTGTTACCGAATGGGAACTCCTTGAGGGTTCCGTTGTTCCTGTTCCATCAAACGCCATGTGTTTAAAGCTTTATTCTCCTTCAGGTAAACTATTACTGACTGATGACGAGATTAAGCTTTCCATAGATTCTATTATCACAAATAAACACGAAACCAAAATGGAAAAAGTAATTCTGACAGCCGAAGCTGCAACAGCTCTCGGTATTGCCAAGGATCCGGAAGCAACCGCGTTGGATGCTGCCATCCTTGCTCTTGCAAAGAAGGCAACAGCGGCAGAGAGTGCTCTGTCGGCATTTCACAAGGAGCGTGCAAACGCCCTGGTAGATCTTGCCATTGCTGAAGGGCGTATGACCGCTGACAAAAAAGAAAGCTTCGTTACCCTGGCAACAAATGATTTCAAACAGGCCAGCGACCTGATCAGTTCAATGCCTGTAAAGACAACGCTGGTCACCAAAATTAAACTCTCTGGTGGATCAGAGGAGCAAGGAAGGCAGGATTGGGATTATATGCGTTGGGCAAAGGAAGATCCCCACGGTCTTGCACTCCTGAAGGCAGAGAAACCTACTGAGTTCGATGCTCTGAAAGTAGCTTACAAACCGAAACATTAATCCATAATCACAGAAAAATGAAAAAGTATTTGAAACTCGGCAACCTTATGTTCAACATGATCGTTGCCCTTATGATTTCGGCAGTCTTCGGAGCACCCGTACTCTTCGCTGCAGGTATCTCACTGGTATCGGGAACGGTCCTCTCTTTCGCGCCACATGTCAATGGTATTCTCATGTCCGGGTTACAGAAGGAGATCTGGACGGACATTTTGATGGAGAAATTCTATCCTGACTCCTCATTCCTTACTGAAGCCAGGGATATGTCCGCATTGGTTGAATACAACAAAATCAATCTCGCAGAGGTAGGTGCTTCTCCCGACGTTCTTATCGATAACACTTCATATCCAATTGCTGTTACGTCCCGTACTGATATTCCCAAGGAACTCGCACTGAGAACTCTTGATACGACGAGTACGGTGGTGCGCAATGTTGAAGCAATGGAGTTGGCATACGATAAGATGTCCTCCGTAGTCTACGGCCATAAAATGGAACTCCAGCGTATCGCGGCTAAACTGGCAGCGTGGAACTATTCACCTGCAGCTGATAGTCAGTATACACCAGTTCTTGCAGCTACGGGAGCCATTAACTCGGGTAAGCGCAGGTTAACGTTTACGGATGTCATGAATCTCATGGTAAGTTTCAATGGACTTGACATACCAATGGATGGCAGGATTCTGGTACTTAACCCTCAACATGAAAGCGATCTTATTTTACAAGATCTGGCAATGTATAAAACAGCTATTGTCAATGGCATGCTATTCGGATTCAAATTGTACCGGACCTCTGTCACACCGATATTCAATGGATCCCTGGGGACCAAGGTAGCTTATGGGGCGGTTGCAGCTGCGACTGATACGATTGCATCAATTGCCTTCCATAAAGATGAAGTAATGAAAGCAACCGGATCTATTGAGATGTTCGCCAAATATGCCGATCCCGATAACAAGGGAGATGTAATCAACTTCCAGATGCGGTTCTGCGCACTTTCACTGCGCACCAAAGCAATTGCAGCACTCTATTCACCATTAGAATAACCAAAACCCGAGGTAGCCAAGAGCCCGGCGCTTTATATTCAGCCGGGCTTTTTTGAAACAAAGATGACTGACTTTGAAATCTGGATATATCGCGGTGCTATTGTAATACTCTTAGCAATCCTATGGTACCTGGCAAAAGGAGTTCTGGCGGAATTGAAAAAGATCAACAGTACACTGAGTCGACACAGTGAAAATAACATCCGGATTGAGGATCGCCTGAAAGTGAATGAAGACTACGTCTTAGATCTGAAAAAAAGAATGAGAGAGGCAGAAAGGAAACAGGACAGTTGTCAATATTGTAAAGAAGCATAATGAAACCACAGGAATTCACCGAAAAATATTATCCTGAAGCTTTGCAAACGCAGAAGTATACCGGTATCTCGGCCATCGCGATACTGGCCCAGGCTGCACTGGAGAGTGGCTGGGGTGAGCATGCTCCGGGCAATGCATTCTTTGGCGTGAAGGATACTGACGGGATTAATGGCAATGAGCAGCTCATTACCACAACTGAATACTCACGCCGGTTTGATCTGAAGTTCCCGGAGATACTATCCGTAACTCCAGTCACAATTGGAGGAATTCCATACTTCAAATATATAGTCAAGGATTACTTCCGCAAATACGATACACCTGAGCAGTGTTTTGCGGACCATGCGCAATTCTTTATCAAAAACCCACGGTATCACGCTGCAATGATGGTGTGTGCTGATCCTTACCGGTTCATTGATGAGATTGCAAAGGCCGGTTATGCCACGGCTCCCGGCTATGCATTAATGCTGACCAAGATTGCCAAAATGATTGAAGCTAACATTTAAAACCATACTCATGAGCGCATTTTTGAAATTGAACTCTTATGATCTCCTTAAAGGATTGATCATGGCTTTCCTGGGTGCCGCACTTGGCGCACTCTATCAACTTCTTACTACTACCGGAATTCTTCCAACAACAGGAGCCGGCTGGTGGCAGATGATCCTTCTTCCGGGATGTGTTGCTTTTATCGCTTATCTGACAAAGAACATTTTCTCCGGAAATGCTGCACAAACTAAAAGTGTTTTTGGAAGCATAAACTGGATGGACTTTTTCAAAGGATTGTTTACGGCTACACTTGGGGCTATCACGGGAGGTATTTATCAGATGATCAGTACCGGCAGTTTTTGCGGTGACTGGCAGTGTTGGTGGACCAAGATCCTGCTTCCGGGTGCAATTGTATTCGTCGGATACCTGATCAAAAACTTCTTCTCTAATTCAACAGGTGACACTTTTATTCCTGAGAATAAGTGAGTAACAAAGTAAACATATTGCTGGTTCTTATCATCGGAGCATTGCTCGCTGCATGTGGTTACCTTGCCTTACAATACAACAAGGCAAACAAGCTGTGTGCCCAGAAGCAAACCCAGTTAACGGCTGCTTTGAAGGTTCCAAAAGACACGATTATTCAATATGACACAACTGTCATTATCAAACGCGAGAAGGTTCCTGGTATATCCAAAACCGATACCTTCTGGAAAGAAGGAAAACCGGTAATCTCCAAGATGTATGAGGATACGCTCAAGACAAATGATTTTGACCTGTATTACCAGATCAGCACCACCGGAGACTTGTGCGCGGTAAAATTCCCTTATTACAATCTCCATTCAAAGATCGTGATGCAATACAGGATCATTGATACCTGCATTTTGAAACCACCGGTCTATTTGGCCAGGAATCACTTTATGGTCCTATTTTCCCTGGCTGCTAATAACCTGCATTCATTTCCTATTGTTCATGCAGGGATATCGTATTCAATCAAAGATCGCTTTGCAATAATGCCGGGTATTCTTTTTAATCCTATTGATCAAAAACCCTATGGTGAATTAACCATTGGAGTTTTTTTACATTAAAAATCATTTTAAAACCAGAATCAATAAAATGGCAAAGAAAGTTAAAGCACCTGAAAATATTGATTTTAAGAAAAGGGCTAAGGCTGTTTTCGAAAATCATAACGTGGAGCAGGTTCACTTCACGTCTGACGGAACCGGGTTCCTTCAGGAACAACATGCCAGGATCCATGCCGGAAACCTTGGTGATGAAATAGTCACAACGATTAAAAAGGAGGAGGTCTGATATGCTCCCACGCGTCAAGATAATATTTGATAACGGTGCACTGCAATCAGTGATTCCGAGCCCGGATACCGTCCTGGGACATCTGTTTAATGGTGTAGCTGTAGCGCAGAAGTTTTCCCTGGCAACAGCCTATGTCATCAAGTCGTTTGATGATCTTCTCAATAACCTTGGCATCACTGCGGTTAATAACCCGGCTATCGTTAAGTATTTCACCGACTTCTATGCAACAGCACCTGAGGGAACAGAAGCGTGGTTAATGGCTTTCGCCGATACGGTAAGCATGGCCGACATGTGCGATAATACGCTCAATAACGGTAAATCCCTGTTGATTGCAGCCAACGGCAGGCTCAGGGGCCTGATTGTCTCAAGGACTCCAGGTACGGGATATGTTCCAACAGTCACTCATGCGCTTGATGATGATGTATACGCAGCCCAGGTGAAGGCTCAGCAACTTGCAGAATACGCAGCCGACACCCTGATGGCTCCCATCTTCGTCATGCTGGAAGGAAGAAAATTCACAGGAGTTGCAACTGATCTTACCGACCAGACTGCCAACCAGTACAACAGAGTTGGTATCTTCATCGGCGACACGGTGATTGCCAGCGGCAATGCATGCATGGGTCTTTTGGCTGGTCGCATCTCATCCATCCCCGTCCAGCGTAACATCGGAAGAGTAAAAGATGGAGCGATCCAGTCCCTGGTTGCTTTCATTAATGATAAAACCGTTGAGAAGGCAGATCCGGGATCAATCCACGACAAAGGATTCATCACCCTTCGGACATTCGTCGGCAGGAATGGATACTTCTTTACGGATGATGTACTTTGTACAAAGGTATCGGACGACTACCGGAGCCTGACAGCTCGACGGACTATTGATAAAGCATTCAGGATTGCTTATGACACCCTTTTGGATGTTCTGCTGGATGAGATCCCAATTAACGAGGATGGAACTATGCAGCATACTATGGTGAAAAGCTGGGAAGGAATGGTTGAGAATGCTATATCCCTTCAGATGACTGCCAACAAAGAACTGAGTGCCGACGTGACCAATCCTGCTGATCGTGGAGTTCAATGCTTTATTGACTCGGCACAGAATGTCGTAAGTACTTCCAAGGTCAATATCCGGGTAAGGGTAAAACCGTTCGGTTATGGAAGGTACATTGATATCTATCTCGGATTCACAGCAGTTACAGTATAAATCTTAAAACATAAACAATGAAAAAGCTGATCATCTTATCAATTTCCATCATGTTATTGGCATTTACTCCTGTTGTCAATGCACAACGAGTTGTGATGGCCAATTATGCCGATACCCTAAGTGGTGCATCTATCAAGTATTACCCGGCAGTTATACAACCAGATCTGTTTTATGGAACTCTGTCATGTTATTACGATCATCTGACTGGAAGCACGGACAGCGCATATATTAGTCTGCAGGGATCCGGGGACGGAGTAAATTGGATGCCACTTTCCACAACTACATATTCAACCTCTGTCACCACTGGTGATCTTCCCCAAACCGACTTTAAAACATTTCGGGTATACACAACAGATGCGGCTATGATATGGAACATATCCACACCATTCACACTGCCCTACTATCGTTTTAAGGTACAGCATTATGCTACCGGCACGATGACTTTCAAAGGGTCAATCTATAAAAAAATCAGTAAATACTAATTCTATGGACAGCAGGCAATATGAATTCGCAGACATCACACTTGCAATTGGTGGCCGCGATATAACCGGAATCAGGGGAATCAAGTACGCTGAAAAAATAGAGCGTGAAGCTCTACATGCCAAGGGACGTTACCCACATTCGATACAATCGGGTAATGTGAGTTATGAAGGTGAGGTCACATGCCTGCAAAGCGAGTTGGAAACGCTGATCGCTGAAGGTAAAGGATCTATTTTGAACATACAGGCCGATGCTGTTATTTCATACGGTAACCCATCCAATGGAGATACCCTGATAACTGACAAACTGGTAGGTATCGTTTTCACAGAGAGTGCAAAGGAAATGAAACAAGGGGACAAGAACATGGAAGTAAAGATCCCTTTCATTGCCTTGCGCCTTATTCACCAGGTTGCTTAATCTATTCTTATGAGTAAAACAAAATTAATCGGAGAAGTCGACCAGGTTCAGATTGATGCCTGGAAGAAGAAGTACGGCCAGGTTTATGCCGTCAAAAGCGAGAGTCATATCTCATATCTCAGGCAACCGGATCGTAAAATCCTTGGATTTGCATCTGTTGCTGGCAAAAGTGATCCTGTGAAGTTCAATGAAACATTGATCAATAATTGCTTCATTGGCGGATCGGACATCATCAAGACGGATGATGAACACTTCTTTGGAGCAAGTGCAGTGATTGCACAGATCATCAAGAGTAAGGAGAGCGAACTGGTAAACTTATAGAGGCTGTCGAGGTTAACCCGGCAGATTCCATCAGGATCTTAAATGCCATGCTGATAAAATACATGCACATCCAAGATCCCGACAGCCTTGATGATCAATTATGGGCAATGCGTATTCGTGAACTGGAGTATCTAAGGAATAGAGAAGCTGGGAAGGATTAAGAAAATCGGATGTAAAGAACCAAAATAACAAACAGTAGTCCGGCCACCAGTGAGTAGACATCGTTCTTAAACTTAGAACCTGTAAATGCATCATAAAAGACATTCGATGCCATACCTAATCCTGAGGCAAAAACGAAGACGAAGATACAACCGATGAGCAATGCCATAGAATATACTCTAAAATTCAATTCCAACGGACAGGCGGTTATAGATAACATAACCGCCTCTTCTACAAAATTACAAAAGAATTTATCAACTTCACAAAAAGTCTGTGACAAATTTGGTGCATCATTTTTAAAGTTGGATGCTATCAAGAATGCCATCACGGGTGTAGGGGTCGGATTTGCATCCCTAATGAAACCCGGTATGGACCTGAATAGTTCTATGGCTGACCTCTCCGCGATTACCGGAGTTACTGGAAGTAAACTCAAGGAGATTCAGGAGTTTGCTGAGAAAACAGGAAAGACTTTTGGCAGCAGCGCATCTGAGGGCGTGGAGAGTTATAAACTCATTCTCTCTCAGCTTGGGCCGGAACTTGCTCAGACACCTGAAGCCCTGGCATCAATGGGCAACTCCATCGCAACGCTGAGCAAAACGATGGCGGGAGACACAACCGCCGCAACTGAGGTTCTGACAACGGCCATGAACCAGTTTCAAATCTCTATTAAAGATCCGACAGCTGCAGCGCAAAAGATGGCGGAAATGATGAATATCATGACCGCGGCCGCAAGGGAAGGATCTGCGGAGCTTCCTGCCATTAAAGCTGCTTTGGAACAAAGTGGTATGGCCGCTAAGATGGCAAACATATCCTTTTCGGAAACCAATGCTGCAATTCAGGTCCTTGATAAGGCCGGGAAGAAATCTGCTGAAGGTGGAGTGGCATTGCGTAATACCATTGCGATTCTTTCTGAAGGCAGGTTCATGCATAGGGAAGCCAGGAATGCATTAACAGAAGCTCATATTGATGTCGAAAAGCTGGGAGATTCTTCATTGACCCTGGCACAACGACTAAACATGCTCAAGCCCGTTCTTGGGGATACCGCGCTTATCTCGAAGATGTTCGGACGGGAGAACATGAATGCTGCTATTGCGCTGATTTCCGGGGCCGATGAGATCACACGGTACAACGGGCTGATACAAGGAACCAATTCTGCATACGAGATGGCCGGTATCGTGATGGAGAGCCAGGCAGAGAAGATGAAACGAATGCAAGCCAGGGTTGAAGAGTTAAAGCTCGGAATGTTTAACCTGGTGGGAGCATCTTATCCCTATGTGGATCTTATGGTGCAGAGCATTGCAGTTGTTTCACAGATGGTTCCTGCATTCATGGCCGCCAGTAGAGTGATATCATTCCTTACCAATGCTGAGAAACTAAAAGCTATGTGGGACGGAATAATGGCTGTTACAACAGGCGTATGGACGGCAGCACAATGGCTTTTAAATGCCGCATTTTATGCCTCGCCAATAGGCTGGATCGTGTTAGGCATTGGAGCTTTAGTTGCCATCATTACTGTTGCCTGGAATAAGTTTGCCGGTTTTCGTGCAGTGATTCTTACAGTATGGGATACCATAAAAGGTTTTGGCACAATCATCAAGGATTATGTTATTGATCGTATCAAGAGTCTTCTGAGTGGGATTGGACACATTGGACAGGCCATCTATAAATTGTTTACATTTCACTTCAGCGACGCCTGGAGTGAGGCAAAACAAGGAATCGTAGATCTGAGCGGATATGATGCCATAAAGAACGTAATCACAAATAGCAAAAAGGTTGTTGGAAACATTGCTGGTGACTACAATCTCAATCTTGCTCATGAGCGAGCTAAGAATGTTACTCCGGGGTCTGCTGTTTCACCTCCAGCTTATGCACCTGGCGTGAGTGCACCCGGTATGAAACCAGTTGAGTTTACGGCTCCCTGGTCAGACAGCAGTGCTTATATATCCAATCCGGCTATACCTGGAGCAAACAGTTCTCACAGCAATGCATCTGGTAACAAATCTGCTAAGAATACATCCGAATCCATCGCCACCGGGGGAGCTAAAACGACTAACATCACAGTCAATTTGAAGGACCTGGTTGGCAACTTGAACATCTCATCAGCTACAGGATCATTCAAAGAAACATCCAAGGAAGTACGGGATCTCGTACTTCAGGAAATGGCAAGAGTATTATCAATGGTGCAGGGAATTGCAGGATGATAGGCAATAGCAAGATAGGAAAGGTTGTAATCAACCTCAGCGACCGTGGATTTACCGATGTAGATAATATATCTGATCCGTCTACCCAGCGCAGTGGACCGGCCAACGCCAATGGCATACCCTATGTGATGCCATTAAGAATAAAAACATCAAAGGATAGTGATTTCTGGCTACTTCCTATTGAGCCTTTGGTAAGTGTGAGCGGTGGCAATGTAGTTGCACGACGCAATGTTGCAAAGTCAACTGGTCGTGGAACCATCAAAGAAAGATGGACACAGGATGATTATGAAGTGACAGTTGAAGGAGTCTTTATTAATACCGGTGATGAGAATACCTATCCGGATGATGATGTTCAGAGACTTCGAAGGATCTGTGAGGCAAAAGAGGTAATCGAAGTTGAATGCGATCTTTTGAAGATGTTCAACATAACCAGGATGGTGATTGAGAAATTTGATTTTCCATTTACTAAAGGAGACAATGTTCAGAAATATACCTTTTCAGGTCCATCAGATGATATTTCAGAACTGTTAATTGATGAGAATGCAGTACAGCATTGACTGGCATATTGTATTTGAGGGAACCAAAAAGTTCCGGTTAGCATTCCTTGAGTCTGTTGAGATAAAGGAATCTGTTGAGGTGTTATCTGATAATGCCATCATAAAACTACCTGCGTCTAATCTTAATCAAACACTAAATGTTGAGAGTAAGATCAAGGTAGGTGACAAAGTAACCATAGAGTTAGGATATGACGGAAACCTGCAGCAGGAGTTCCAGGGATTCATCCAGGCCATCAATACCGATGATGGATCTATCACAATAACCTGTGAGGACTCTATATGGCTGTTGAGAAAATCCATAAAGGATAAGCAATTTATAACGTGCACAAGCAAGGATGTCGCTCAATACGTCGTCGACCAGGTCAATCTTCAGCTCGAAGATAAAATCACTCTGGTTTGTGATTGTGAGATCAGTTATGACAAGTTTGTCATATCCAAGGCCAACGGACATGATGTTCTCAATAAACTTCAGGAAGAGACCAAGGGGAACATCTATATGAAAGGAAATGAGCTTCACTTCCATCATGCCTACCTTGAGAACTTCGGAAAATCAAACTTTGACTTTGCCGTAAATATTGAAAAGAGTGAGTTGAAATATCGCCATGTGGATGAACGTCAGTTTGAAGTAGAGGTGGAAGGATATGGTGATAATGGTGAGCGAGTTGTTGTTACCGTAGGAACTACCGGGGGCGAGAAGAGAAGCATCAAGATCCCTGGCATGATGAGCAAGGATGCATTGAAAAAGCGCGGGGAAGAAGAATTGAAATACCTGGTTTTCGACGGGTTCGAAGGAAACTTTACTGCCTGGCTCATTCCAATATGCCATGCCGGATATTCAGTTAAGATCACTGACAAGGATTACCCGGAAAAGACAGGTACGTATTATGTGGTTGCTGTAACAACCACTGCATCAGAATCGGGCATCGTACGCAAAATCGAAATCGGTAGGAAATTATCATAATGGACCAAACTGCAAAAGTCGTTGAATTGTTGAAAAGCCACCGCAAGCCGCAGGG